TCACCTAAATGATGAGCAAATTGCCGCATTTGATAAGATTGTTAGTCAGCCCGCTGCTGAGTGTGAGTCGTTTGCCGAGCTGCTAAACAAGACGCCTATTTGGGCGCGCAATGCTGACGAAAACGATGGGATTTGATTATGGCTAGGCCAACCGCATACACAGAAGACATTAAAGACGAGATATGCACGCGGATAGCCGGGGGGGAAAGTCTGCGGTCTATTTGCGCCGATGAAGCCATGCCTGCCATGTCCACGGTGTTGCTTTGGGTGGTCAATGATCGCGAAGGGTTTTCGGAGCATTATCACGCGAGTCGTGAGGCGGCAGGCTACGCGCACGCCGATGAAGCATTGTCATTACGATTTGAATTGCGCGAAGGAACCCTTGACCCGCAAAGCGCCAAGGTGATTCTTGATGCGCTGAAGTGGGGCGCTGAGCGTATGGCACCTAAGCGGCATAGCTCGCGCCAAGATATCAATCATACCAGCGATGACGGCAGCATGACGCCCAAGCCCACCCGCATCGAATTGGTCGCCCCATCCAAAAAAGAATGAGATAATTATTATGCGCGTGAGAGGTTTAGCGGCCTCGTTCCGATTCATCGCCGGACACGCGCCCCCTAATTAGCGATGGCACCATGATGAGGTGAGTATGTGCAATCTTCCTTCTCAGCAGTATCTTCGCGAATGTTTCGATTACGACTTAAAAAGCGGTAAGCTTTACTGGTCGCCACGTCCTTCAAGTCACTTCAAAACTACACGCGGATGGAGAACTCATACATCCCAGCGCGCTGGAAAAGAGGCAGGGTGCCTATCAGAAAATAAAGATGGATCTGCTTATTTAAAGGTTAGGCTGGATAAGCGTCTTTATTTTGTACATCGGATTATTTGGAAGATTATGCACGGCGACATTCCCGAATGCATGGAAGTTGACCATATTAATGGTGCAACCACAGATAACCGTATATCCCAGCTAAGACTAGTTGATGCCACGGGTAATATGAGCAATAAGCGCCTTTGGTGTAAAAATAAATCGGGTCATTACGGGGTCTATCAAAACAAGAAGAACGGGACTTGGTATGTCCAGGCTTGGCGTCATGGAAAATACTATTCAGGAGGTTCTGGTTTAACGTTTGACCAAGCAATAGAGGCAAGGGAGATGCTTGAGTCGCACCTAGGTTTCCATGACAATCATGGCAGAAGTTGATATGACGACCGCGCAAATAGAACTACCGCCAAAAATGATAAAAATATTCACTGGTGACGCTAGGTATAGAGTTGCTTATGGTGGAAGGGGTAGCGGGAAAACAAGGTCTTTTGCGTTAATGACTGCTGTTAAGGCATACCAATTAGCAGAAGGCGGCAAGTCAGGTGTCATACTTTGCGCTCGCGAGTACATGAATAGCCTTGAGGAATCTAGCCTTGAGGAGGTTAAGCAGGCCATTATATCAGTCGGCTGGCTGTCTGATTATTTTGAAATTGGCGAGAAGTATGTCAGAACCAAAAACCGCCGTGTGTCTTATGTTTTTTCTGGGCTGCGTCATAACCTAGACAGCATAAAATCAAAGGCCAGAATACTACTAGCCTGGGTTGATGAAGCCGAAAACGTTAGCGATGTCGCATGGATGAAGCTTTTGCCCACGGTTAGGGAAGAAGGCTCCGAGATATATGTTTCTTACAATCCAGAGCTAGATGGAAGCCCGACAGATAAAAGATTCAGAAAAGACCCACCAACTGAATGTAGAATTGAAGAAGTAAACTATTGGGACAACCCATGGTTCCCCGACGTATTAGAACAGGAGCGGCAGTCAGACCAGCAACGCCTTGACCCGCAAACCTACGCATGGGTGTGGGAAGGTGCGTACCTGGAGAACTCAGATAAACAAGTGCTGGCTGGCAAGTACGAGGTGGCCGAGTTTGAGCCGGAGCGCACATGGGATGGGCCATATTTTGGCCTGGACTGGGGTTTCGCTAACGATCCTACGGCGGGCATCAAGTGTTGGGTGCATGACGAATGTCTGTACATTGAATACGAGGCGGGCAAGGTCGGGCTAGAGCTGGACGATACCGGGCCATACATGCGCGCCAAAATACCGGGCATTGAGAAATACGTGGTGCGCGCTGATTGCGCACGCCCCGAGTCGATTAGCTATTTGAAGCGCGACAAGCAAGGGCTGCCAGCCATCCAAGCCGCGCCAAAGTGGTCGGGAAGCGTAGAGGATGGCGTGCAACACTTGCGCAGCTATCGGCGGATCTATATTCACCCGCGTTGCACAGAGACTATTCGTGAAGCCAGGATGTACAGCTACAAGGTAGATAGGCTGACAGGCGACATCAAGCCGGATATTGACGACAAGTTTAACCACTACATTGACGCGCTGCGCTATGCGCTTGCGCCTTTGATTCAGGGGCGGAGCGGCCCCGCCGTGCTACTGAAAAAACGGCGTTAGACAAAACCTATCACCACCACGACACACCATTAGAAATTACAATTAGCCACCCTGTCATGGGTGGTTTATTGTTTGTGGTGTACACATAACGAAGAGGAGATCAGCACCATGACACCATGTGAGAAGCTAGGCTACAAAGTTGGCGATGAATTTTTGGCAGGAGAAGGTGGCGCAGCAGGATTCGATCCGGGTGAAAAAATTATCCTAATTGAAGACGATGGTACAGATAGACCCTTGTTTTGCCACCACCAGCGCAAGAGCTTTGACCAATATTGCTATTTAAACAGCGTTTCAAAAATTACGCCTTCCATCACCCTTCAACCCGGAGATCACATCGCCACCAAAGACCTAACCGAAGATGACTATCACGCGGTGGCGCGGGCGTTTAGGGCGGCTGGGGCAGATGAAAACGAATATGACAAAGGCGACATAATGCCGGATTGTTGGGATCTATTTGGGTGGGATGAAGATGATGGATTGGCGCATTGGGATTCACCTAATTCCTTTGAGGGCAGCCCACGCCAACTCACCCTATCCCAAATCCTGGGCGCGACGAATGCGGGTGGGGATAAATCAGAGGAGAGCGGCACGCAAGACGGCGACGGCTGGATCGAAAACACAGGAACCTGCCCAGTTGAGAAAGGCACGCGCATTGATGTTCGATATCGGGACGGCGTGGAGAATATTGGGGTTACGGCGCTGGAGGGCATTCACACGGGTAGCCACAAGACGAGAACCGCATTCTGCTGGGGTTTATTCGATGCAAATACCGCTATCACCCACTACCGCCGACGCCAAGAAATCGACACCAAAATGGAAACCACAACAGGCACCACAACCGAGGAACAACACATGCCACAACAACATCTAGCCGACCAACTGGAAGCCGCGTTATTAGCTCTGGAGCAGGCGCAATCCGAGGTTGACCGACTGCAAGCAGAATATCGCGCCGCGTATCCGAGGATTCATGGCGAGGTGGTGCCGGCGGAAGATATGTATGATCCGGAGAATTGGCGTGCGGGGGACGTCCTGATGGCTGTAGATCATGGTGGCGATATATCCAAAGAGGGTGAATACGTCATCGTTGACATTGATAGAGATGGAGACCCTTTTGTAAAAGATGACGCTGGGGACATTACACCCAATTATGCGCATCTATTCCGCTTCGTCCGCCGCCCATAACGCCACAGCGCACTAAATACCAAGCCGCTCGAAAAGGCGGCTTTAGGAGAGAGAAATGAACGAATTGCAATGGCGCACTATTGAAGAGCTGAAAGGTTTTACGCTGAATAAAGTTGAAAATGTAGATAATGGAGAAGAATTGCATTTTCACCGCGATGACGGCAAAAAGGTCATCATGTATCACGATCAAGATTGCTGCGAAAGCGTAACACTTGAAGATATTGACGGGGAGCTTGATTACCTAGTAGGGTCGCCAATCCTTGAAGCTGAAGAGGCTTGGAGAGATGCTAGCGATCAGGCTGGGTTAGGCGACAGCGAAACATGGACGTACTACAAGCTAGGCACAGCAAAAGGTTCAGTAAGTCTGCGCTGGGTAGGTTCAAGCAATGGCTATTACTCGGAATCGGTTGACATTCGTGTAGAGTAAGGTTTTCGTTGATATGCTAAACTAGCCCTCAAACTCTGAGGGCTTTTTTATGGCACAGCAAGACAAAGAAACACGGCTAACGATGGCCGTTAATCAATACGTGAGTGAGCGTCGGCTGGCGTCAATGCGGCAGGCGATAGGGTATGGCGGCAACCATGCAGCCAGCATTGACACCAAGCGCCCAAAGTCGTGGGAAAACTACGGATTCCCCAACACGCTGAACTTCTACGATTTTTTAAACCTCTTCCAGCGGAATTCACTTGCCAAGGCGGGCATAAACCGCATCAACCGCAAAACATGGCAGGACAACCCCTGGATTATCCAGGGCGACACGACCGACGAAAAAACCACTGAAAAACCGTGGGAACGCGACGTTCGTAAGCTATTCAAGCGCCTGAACGTCTGGCAGAAATTCCAGGATGCTGACCGCCGCCGGATGGTGGGGGCGTACTCGGGGCTGATTTTGCGTGTCGCGGACAATGCGCGATGGGAAGAGGAGTTGCAGCCCGGCGGCGACCTTATCGAGGTTATCCCGGCATGGGAAGGCCAGTTGACGCCCAGCACATGGGATGAAGACATTGAAAGCCCCCGCTACGGACAGCCCACGACATGGAGCTATAATGAAGGCAATGTGCAGACCGCTGACACGCCACCGCCTGCGCGCAGTGTCACGATCCACCATAGCCGCGTAGTCATTGTGGGCGACTACCGGGAAGGTATGAGCGAGCTGGAAGCGGCCTACAATGACTTCGTGAGCATGGTTAAAATCACTGGCGGCTCGGGTGAAGGGTTTTTGAAGAATGCTTCACGGCAGCTAAGTGTTGAGTATAGCGATTCACAGAGCTTGCCAGAGCTTGCCCGGTCGTATGGCGTCAGCATGGACGAGCTGAACGAGCGCCTTAACGATATGATGGCCGACCTAAACTCGGGCATCGATGCGGCAGCATTTACTACCGGGGGCAAAATCAACCCGCTGGTAGCGAACGTTCCTCAGCCGAAAGAACACTTCGAGATGCAGGTGCAGTGCATCGCGGCATCGTTGGAGATTCCTCATAAGGAGCTAATCGGGAACCAGCAGGGGGATAGGGCGAGCACAGAAGACGCGGTTAATATGAACAACCGCTGTCAAGCGCGCCGCGTCGGGGATGTAACAACCGATATTCGCCGCTTCATTGACCGCTTGATGGAATACCGCATCATTCCGCCAGTGCCGGGCGATGAATATGAGGTCATGTGGTCGGAGCTGAACGACGCATCGCTTGCCGATAAGCTGGCGATGCTCAAGACAGCTACCGAAGCCGTTAAAAATATGGCAGGCACCGGGGAGATTATCGCGACAGGTGACGAATTGCGGGCTATTATTGGGTGGGAGGCGCTTACAGAGCCTGAGGTGCCTGCGGATGATTTGGGTGATGATAATGGAGAATATGATGAGCGAATGGCAGCCGATTGATACAGCGCCACTTGCTGGAACGATGGTAGATTTATGGGTAGTAGCCGTACCCAGGTATAACGCATACTTTGAAAAATATTTCACAGATGGTGATGATCAAAGGCTTACAGACTGCATATTTGAAGATGACCAATGGAAGCACTGGACAGAAATTGGCGACCATGAATACGATCCGCACCATGAGCCAATCGGGGATTGTTTTAAGCCTACCCACTGGATGCCACTTCCGGAGCCACCACAATGACCGAAACACACCAACACTGGTACGAAACCGCCAAATACCAAGAGGTGGCTGCGTTTCAGTGGTATTTGCAGATGAAGTGGCTGGATATGCGGCCTAAGGGGATGGTATGAACATTCTACAAACATGGCGATGGGTAGCCGCAACCGCAACGCTGGATAAGTGGTATCTAGCCGCTCGACTGCCCAGCGAGAACAGCCCACTAGGCTGCCGATGCGCTGGCCTAGTGTGGCATGACCGCTATTTATGTGCTGATGCTGAGCGTGGGCGCAAGTGTGGTGGTCGGAATGCCTAAATACCCCACCCTACCCCGCAACACAGAGAACCCCGTTGGCGGTGCCCGACTGCAGCAACAAACCGTCAGCCGCCTAAAACGCGGCTTGCGTGATGTTCGCCGATGGGTGCTTAAGCGTTTCGAAGAGATACCTAAGCGCGAGATTACGATTAATGCTAGCGTGCCGGGCTATTTGGTCAACGAAACGCGCTACGACTACCTGATTAGCGTCGAGGAGCTGCGCCTTATTATCGAGGAGATACGCCGCCGACTGGGTATCGAGGTGCCACCGGATTATATGGCCGCGCAAACGGTGCTTGCCTACGAAGCAGGTACCGGAACCGCAGTCGCGCAACTTGCGGCGCTGACAGATGACTACACGCGGGAGATCACCCAGGTGCTGGCGTCGGAGCCGTGGCAGCGGCGGGTGGCGTTGGTGCGGTCGCGTGTCTTCGAGCAGATGGAATCATTCAACGGCGACACGGCTACCGATTTGGGGCGCGTGCTTAGCCAGGGCGTTGAGGATGGATTGAATCCGCGTACGGTGGCGAAGGATATACGTGCGCGGTTTGGGATTGCTGAGCGTAGGGCAGAGACCATTGCGCGGACTGAGATAGGTAGCGCATTAAGGCGCGCCACTAGAGATGAAAACCAAGACGCACGCGAACGACTAGGCATTAACACGCAGCTCTTGTGGCTGAGCGCATTGAGTCCAACTACCCGAGCGAGCCATGCACGCAAGCACTCGCAGGTGCTAACCGCTCAAGATGTGGCGGAGTTTTATAGCCAGGGGGGTGAATCGGTGAACTGCAAGTGCTCACAAGTCAGTGTTTTGATTGGCGATGATGGAAAGCCCATCCTTGGGCCGTTAGAGGCGAGGCTTGAAAAACAGCGCGCCGCGTTTGAGCCTGATAGATAGCGCCTATCACCCGCCGCTACACGATAAAAAAATACCATTAGCCCCGGCAGCAGCTGGGGTTTATTGTTTGGGTATCGATAACGCAACGGGAGTGGAATAAACATGGGCATCGCATATTTGGCATTTATGGCTGCAACGTTCTATATGGGTTACAAAAGAATGTATCGAAAAATGATGGCGAGTGATGAAGCTGATGCTCGCTGCATGTCAATGCCTGCCAGCATTTTTGCCGGAATGATTTTTTCTCTAATTTGCATCACGGCGCTTGGGGCGGTAATCACAATCTTCAAAACGCTATACATGATTGTTGCTTTCTAACACAACCGCCCGCCTAGCGCGGGCATTTAGGAGGGAATGATGAATAAATATGAAAAGAAAGTTCGCCGAAAACTAGCCAGGATGAAGCCCTGCCCGTTTTGCGCAAAAACCCCTAATGTTAGCGCACATGTAGACAGTGAGTATTCAGCGCATGGTTCGATAGGCCACTTTGTTAGCCAGGAGCGATGCTGTTCGGTGATGGGCATGGGCAGGAATGATCTATTTTTCTGCAATGATTTTAAGGCGGCGGATTATAGATTATGGGCGTCCATGGTTAGTCGGTTTGTTGATGATTGGAACCGGAGGTCATTATGACTACATACACAATCCCCAGCTTCACCGGCAAAATCCAAGGCGGATTATCCGAAACCAAACACCAATCGCGCATCCGTAACGACGTGTACGCGACCGAAAAACACTACGCCAAGCGGCCACTCATCGACAGGCGGCTAGAAGAGATGGCGCTGGAGCGTGAATTGAAGGAGTGGAGTTATGACTGAGAGAGAGCGGTTTGAGGCATGGGCGCAGAGCCGAAACATGGGTTTGGGCGTAATGGTGGACGGAAGTTATTACCATACGGCAGCGGATGAGGCTTGGGCCGCATGGCAGGCGCGGTGCCCGGAGGGGTACAAATGCGTGCCCGTCGAACCAACTGAGGAGATGGTAGACGCTGCCAGTGAGTCTTACATGCCGTTTGGCGATATGCGCGCGGCAATACATGCGGCGGTTGTTTATGCACCGGAGGGCGACCAATGAACCGCGCCCAGAAACGCGCCCAGGCAGGCGAGATTAAGCGCCGTAAGCGGCTGGTAAGCAAGAAGCAATACCAGCACTACCAGACGAACGCTAGGCGATGGTGTGTAGGATTGCGCGCCACCGGGCGGCATATCGGTGGGGAGTTTGAGGGCGAGTGGACGTTTCCGGCGCATGTGCCTGTGAGCAAGCAGCAGGACATTGCCACCTATGCCACGCACGCCCCGATGCGGTGGCGCATCGTTGCCCGCCTAGTGCTGCGCTACGATGACGGCAGCCATGAGACACGCGAGGCTGAGGCCGAGGTAGGTCAGCAAATGATAATCAGCGAGCTGCAAGAAGCTAGGGATGCGATAATGGCGAACTTGGAGCGCACCGCTAATGGGCGGTATGTTTGGGATAGGCTGTTTCTGATGGAGTGTTTGGGATGAGTAAACTTAGCGTAGATCAAGCGATTGAAGAAGCGGCAGAGAGCCTGCCAGAGGGGTACGTGATTGAAGTTAATGTCGAGAGCGGCGCGGCATGGGTCAATACGTATGGGCCGGACGGCAGCGATATTGAGTTGCCAGAGTGCGTTGATGGCACGCTGGCCGAGCAAATTCAGAGTGCGATTGAGCATGCGGTGTGGCTGGATAGCGAATAGCGGCACACCATTCGTGCACCCAACCCGCCACCCTGGCGGGTTTTTTGTGTGCGGAAATACGCACAGCTTACGCTTACGTCAACGGCCAAGCGTTACGTTTCAAAAGTGCGTAACGCTTAAAAATTGCAGCGTAACGGGTGTTTTCTTTTAAATATCATATACTTATACAAACGGTACGTTTGTTACGCTGTTTTGCGAACGATAGTCACATATACATAAACACTAGCAGTCACTTAGAGAGTCAGACCTCTATATATATATCTATTTTCTGTAATTATTGTTATATATGTCACAAGCCTTTGAATCCATTGGATTTTTAACCGGTACAAGTTTACTTAGGGCTGTAACGTTTGTAACGTTTGTAACGGCACCCTGTTTTTCGGCGTAACGCACCTCGGCGAGCCATGCCGCTTGCACCGCTTTGCGCGACGTGATAGCCGTGCTATACTGTGGGCATTGATTTTATGGGTTGAGGCTATGACCAACCAAATCCGCGTCAACATCAAGCACCGCGTCAACAACGCTGCCATCAAGCGCGAACAGCGCAATGGCCGTGAGGTGATTGTGGTGCCTAGCGCTGTGGCAAAGTTCGACACGGTGTTAAACAACATTTTCTACCCACGCGCTGAGCTAGAGGCTAGCTACCAGCAGTTGGAAGGTTTGCCCGCGCCGCTTGGGCACCCGGTGGTGAATAACCAGTTTGTTAGCGCACGCACGCCAGAGGCCATTAACGGCTTCTGGGCAGGCGCGTGGAATACCAACCCACGCATCGAAGGCGACCGCGTTTTTGCCGATAAGGTTATCGACGTTGAGTTTGCCCAGAACAGCGAGAACGGTCGCAAGCTGCTGGCGGCGATTGACGAAGGCAAGCCGATTAGTACCAGTACCGGATTGCTGATGCAGCGCGAACCAGCACCCGAAGGCGCTGACTATGAGTGGGTGGGCAATAGCTTTGCATTCGATCACGATGCCATCCTGATTTCCGAGACGCCCGCCATTAGCACAGCTGACGGTGTTGGCATGATGGTCAACTCCGCTGGCGAGCAAGTCGAAGTCGTCAACTCAGAGCTGGTGCTTAACGAAGAGCTACCCGGCAGCGTTGATAATATGCGCCAAGAGCTTCAGCGCGTTGCTAGAGATAAATACGGCGAAGGCTATGTAGACGATTTTAATGCTGACTCGATAATCTTTTTCGAGATGGATACCAACAAGGCGTACAAAATCGGCTATGGCGTTATTGATGGCGTTATCACGCTTTCCGATACACGCCAAGAAGTTCAACGCCAGACTTCCTGGGAAGCCGTCACCAATACCATTCGAAACACGCTTTCTAAAATGTTCGGCAACACGCCGGGCAAACCACACGAGGCCGCTGGCCTGCAAACCAACTCTCAAACGTCTACCGAGGAACCGCAAATGACGACTGAAGAGCTACAGGCCATGCTCGACAAGCAGGCCGAAACACTGCAAGCGAATCAGGCGCAAGCCATTGCTGATGCAGTTAAACCCCTGCAAGACAAGCTCGACGCGATTAACGCCGAGAAAGAAGCCGCTGCCGAAGCTGAAAAAACCACCCTGGTAGAAACCGTGGTAGAGGCCAAGCTGGCGACCGAAGACGAAGCCAAAGCGCTCGACGTTAACGCACTGCGCATCATGGCGCGTAACTGCAAAACGCCTAAAGCGGCTGACCATGCGCTTAATGGTGGGCGTCTTGATGCCACGAACAGCGCCGACGATTCCAAGTTCGATACGCTGCCAGATTAATAGGAGCCAAATAATATGACTACCGCAAATCGCACTTTCTTGGGCAGCGTGCATCATAACCAGCCGGAGCAATACGAAGCCCCGGCAGGCGCTACCCTTACCCCCGGCATGCTGGCATTGTCAACCGCTGGCGAGCTAGTCCCGCATGGCACGGCGGGCACGGGCGGCTTTGTGTACGTCGCCAAAGAGCTAACCGCTACGTTTGACGGCAACGGCGGCCTAGACACCGATTATGCCGCTGGCGATACTGCCCAGGCGTACATTCCAGAGTCCGGCCTAATGTTCCGTATGCTGGTTGCCACTGGACAGACGGTTTTGCGCGATTCACCTCTGGTATCGAATGGAGCGGGCCTGTTGCGCGTGCTCGACCCTGCCGCCGCTACCCCTGAGGTTGCTGTCTGTTATGCAGATGAATCCGTGACAACTACCGCCACTACGCCTGTTCGCGTTAAATTCAAATAAGGGAGCTAGCAAATGGCTTTTTATCTTGATAAGCAAATTGTCGCTAACTCTCGCAACGCGAAGAGTCAGTTTGACGAAGTGAAGCTACGCCGCAAGGCGTTTGAGACCAACGAGGCGCACTTCGGCCATATTCACGGCATGCAGGTCAATGCGGCTGCGCGTATTCCGCAAGACGTATACCGTGACTTCGACAGCCAGACCAAGCAGCTAATGACGGGTGACGAGGGCGGCGTGATCCTGAACGCGCTGTTACCGTTGGCGCGTTCGGTGCCGATTGGCAAAATCGTGTCAGAATACCGCCGCGTGTCTGACGCATCCGAAGCGCAGTCGTCTATTTCCGGTCAGCATCGTAAGCCGATGGATAAGGTCACTTACGACTACGACGGCGCGCTGGTACTGATCCACGATGCCGCCGTTGGTCGTGAATGGCGCGAGCTGGAAGCCATGCGTTCGGAAGATTTTGACGCTCTGGTAGACGACCAAGCCGCCGCCGTGCGTGCCGTGCGTCGCCAGTTGGTTGATAACTTCCTGAACGGTAGCCCAGGCACCGTGTACAAGGGCCAAGAGTCGTTCGGCATCAAGAACAGCCCCAACACCCAGGCGCTTGACCTTGGTGTAGGTGGCCTGAACGTTGACCTAACCGCATCAACCACCACTTATGAAGATATTGAGAAGGTTTTTATCAATGCTCTGCAAGTCCTGCAAGGCGCGGCCAACAACGTGGAAATGGACATCACGTTTATGGTCAGCTCTGACATTTGGTTCAATCTGCTGCGCCGTGGTACCAATGAGAACGGCTGGCAGACGTTCATCGAGTCACTGCGTAACGTGCCCGGTGTTGCGAATATCATCAAGACCAACGGCACTAACGCGCTGAATGGCAACGAGTTCATTGCGATGGCGGCGTCTGGTCAGTACATTCAGCCCGTTGTGGGCATGGGTATGACCACAACGCCCATGCAACGCCTGACACCGTACGCAGACTGGAACTCCTTGGTATGGACGGCTGCTGGCCTGCAAATCAAAGCTGACAGCGCGGGCCGCTCTGGCGTGCTGTACGCAGCGGAAGCGTAAGGCATAATATGCTAAACTAACGGGAGCCTACGGGTTCCCGTTTTTTTATGGAGCATTTTTTGATGAAAACGATTCAAATCACACGCCCCGGC